TTACTAATTTACTATTTTTACTAATTTTGATAATTTGTAAGTGGTGGACAAGAACACAAAGCCAATCGAGAAGTGAAACAAAACGTTTTGAATGCGTATACCGTAATTCGCATTTTAAGACACATTGGCGCCGTTTTAATACGTATTAGTGTAAAGATACTAATTAGCACTTAAAAACTCGTGGTGAAGCTTAAAACAGGCAAATACGTCGAGTATGGAGAAAACAATAATGATAACTAGTAAAGAAGTGGTTGCTGAAATTGATAAACTAACTGAACAAGGTAGAGCAACCAGAGAGATAATTGATATTATCTACGAGAACTACAACGAGAATATTACTTACAGGCAAATGCGTAGGTTGATGACAGGAGCAAGAGGAAATGCTGTTAGAGATAAGCCCAAGCTTGATTATCTGAACTCTAACGGTAAGGGAGAGCGAATCAATATTAATAATCGTCAAGAGGCTTACAGAGAGCAATTAAAGATTAATCAAGATGGCAGTCAAGAACACGCAACCGTTATTCAAATGAAAGCGGGGCAAGACAAGGACGTTGATTTTGTTCTCAGGGCGCATGGTTATGATCCAGCAGAATGGAAAATAGTATCAGTTATCAATAACTTCTGGCAACAAGGTAGTTCAGAAAATGGTACAAGAGACCTATACCAATCTAAGATAAACGTAAAACCTATTGGAGAAAATGACATTGAAAGAGTGATTGCTAAGTTTAAATTAAATGTTAAGCCAATCACATACAAGAAGAATAAACAATATTCGAAACGAAATTTAGTTTTGCCTTTTGCAGATTTACATTTTGGGATTACTAACCTAGCCGACCTGAATTCAAAAGTTGCTGAGATGGTAGAAGTGATTAAGAACGGCTACGATACAATCGTTGTTGAACTGATTGGGGACTTGCTTCATTCAGACAAGATCAATACAACGGAAACAGTTTCAGGAACGATACTCAATGATGTGGATATGCCGGCTGCTATCAATGATGCCATGATATTTATGGAAACAATCATGAAGAAGTGTATTGAAAACTCTAATAAGGTATTGGTTAAGATTGTAGGAGGTAATCACGATTTTGATTCTAATTACATGTTTTCTCTTTGGATTAAGGAACACTTCAAACAAACTAATGTAGACATCAATAGTCGCTACAGAACAGCTTACTTATTGGGGAATGTATTAATATCAATTCAGCACGGAGACGTTAACAAAAAGAATCCTGCTCAAATACTAGCTAATGAAAACAGTAACCTTTGGGGATTATCATCAACTCGTGAGATACATACAGGACACATGCACTTCGAGAAAACGATTGATCAAAATGGCGTTATGCTAAGGCAGTTTGGAACGCCAAAGAAATCAGACCCGTGGGAAATTAAAAACGGATTTGTTGGGTCGATTAAGCAAATGTATGCTTTAGAATATGACGAAAATAAGTTGAAACGTGAATACTACATTTAAATGTTAAGAAATGGTAAAGGTGCTATTAAAGCATCTTTTTTAGTTGTATACTTAAGACATTAAGAAAAGAGGAAAACAATCATGTTCACATTATTAGGATTTAGCGCAGTAGGATTACAAACAGTCAACCAACCAGTGTTTGAGATGAAACAAGTGGCTCAAGGAGAGGTGCAAGTTACCAACACAAGCGCTAGTCGCCAACAAGTTTCGGTAACAGGAAAGCATTCAGAGATTTATATTAATGGGTATACAGAAGAAAATATCACAATTCGCAACTATTATGTAGCACCACACCAGACGATTGATATATTTGCACAGTCTGGTTACTCTAATCAAAAGTTTACAGTTAGGGTTAACAATGCTTTTGCAAAACAATTTAGGTCAGCTTATTAAGGAGGAAAATCATGAAGAAATATAAAGTAATATTGTCTGATGAAACGGTAACGAAGGGAGTTCGCTCAATTGCGATTTATAAAAGAAATTTTATATTTCCGCTTTGTTTTGAGTACGAAGAGAAAGGAAGCGTCTGCTTTTATAAAGATGGTGAAAATAAGCTATATTGCTGTGAATACTTTGATAAAAAAAGTGATGCTGTTTACGAATTTAATTTACTTTTAAGAGATAACGGAATAGATGCAAATTTGGAATTAATGGAGTAACTCGAAAGGGTTGCTTTTTTATGTTAAAATGGTGTATATAGAAAGCTATGAGACTACGGAAACGAGATAAATAATGAAATGGCAAGAACCAGAAAAGTAATGACGGCTAAGCAGAAACGCTTTGCCGAGGAATATGTAAAGTGTAGAGTGCTGTATACGGCTGCTGTTAAAGCTGGTTATTCTAAGAACTTTGCTAATTCAGGTCAGGCGGGAAAATTGCTTGACAATCAACAAATAGGCGATTACATGGATCGCTTGATAACTAAGATGGATATGGAGTCAATCGCTACACAGGAAGAGATTCTTGTCGGGTTGACTAAGGTTTTCAGACGTCAAGAGACAGAAGATGTGGTTACATCTGATAAAGACGGCAACGTGACAGTAACAGAAGCTAGGAACAGTGTTGCTGATGCCATGAAGGCTGGTACAGAACTAATGAAGATAGTCGGCAGAACGACACAATCAAAGATTGAAATGGCTCGACTTAAAAAGTTGCAAGCAGAAGCTATGCTGGCTGAGAATAAGTTAGAGAATGGTGATTCAAGCGAAGTAACAATCAACATCACGCCTATTGATTAAGCGCTATATCAGGCGCTTTTTATTATGCTATAATTTACTTATGAATATTAATTGGAATACGCCAGAGTGGGTTAGCCCTGCTTATTATGATTTATTTAAAAGTAAAGAGAGATATATTGTGTACAAGGGTAGTCGTGGGTCAGGTAAATCCGCTGCTATCGCTTTTAGCATTGTGTATAAAATGGTAACTGAACCATACGTTAACTGGCTTATCATTAGACAGTTTCAGACAACGCAAAAGGATAGTACGTTTGCTAATATAAAGTGGGCTGTTGAATATCTGGGCGTGTCTGATTTGTTTAAGTTTACAGTTAGTCCTTTAGAGATAACGTACAAGCCAACCGGTCAGAAGATATTCTTGCGTGGTTTAGATGATCCGTTGAAGATTACGTCAATCAAGGCGCCTGTTGGTAATATATGCAGAGTGTTCTATGAAGAAGCTTATGAGTTAAAGAGTATCGATGACTTTAACACTGTCGAAGAATCTATCCGTGGCATATTGCCTGATGGTGGGTATTATCAAACCATACTAGCGTTTAACCCTTGGTCTGAAAAGCATTGGCTTAAGGCAGAGTTCTTTGATGAACAGACTAAACGCAATCATTCAATAGCTCACACGACAACTTATAAAGACAACGAGCACTTAGATGACGGCTATATTGAGAGCCTGATGGAAATGAAGGTACGTAATCCGACACGTGCTAAGGTTGCTGTTGATGGCGAGTGGGGCGTTGCAGAAGGATTGATATTTGAGGGACTGTTTGAGCTTGAGGAGTTTGACTATAAGACTATCAAGGGAAGAACAATCATGGGACTTGACTTTGGTTTCACTCATGACCCAACAGCTTTTGTTAAGGCAGTCGTTAAAGGTAATGACATATATGTTTATGATGGTTTCTATCAACAAGGATTGCTTAACGAGCCAATGGCTAGAATGCTTGCGCGCAAAGGAGCTATCAATAGTCGTGTATATGCTGATAGTGCTGAACCAAGAACGATTGCTGAATTACGCACGCGAGGTTTGAAATCAGTAATCCCAGTTGGTAAGGGAAAAGATAGTAACAAGCAACGTTATGAGTTCATGAAGTCGTTTAAGTATCACATACATCCGTCATGCAGTTGGCTGTTTGAAGAAATGGAAACAAAGGTTTATAAGAAAGACAAGTTTGGTAAAGAGACAGGCGAACCAGAAGACGGTGACGATCATGCGATTCAAGCGTTAGGTTATGCATTAGAAGGAATAATATTTACAAACAAAAACGGAAACTATATGAGCTACGGTGAAAGAGTACAAGCCGTGAAAGATATCGGGCTTGTTTAATAAAACATTAAATGATACAATATAGGGGTGCTATATCAACGTGGGTCATGACACGAATAGCACACCTCCTTTCCACTGGTTGGCTTTCAAAGGCTTATCGGTGATTACCAGTTGCAACAAAATAAGTCGATATATAACGGTTAATCGGCAAAGTCGGGTGAGGTTTGATTCCGAAACGGCGTACATATTTACACAAAGTGCTTAACGGCGCTTTTTTTGTTATAATGAAGTTATTGAAAATTAAAGGCGGATTAATAATGTTTGATTATACTAACGACCAGCAAGCTAATATGGTCTATCAAGAGGAACTGGAAAACTTAAACGGTCAGCGGTTAATGCAATTTATTAACCACCACCACCAGAAACAACAACCAAGGTTGCAACGGCTATCATCTTATTATTCAGGACGTAACGTTGGTGTGTTAGAACCCGAATCAAGACGAGCTGATGATGGGTCAGACGTTCGGTTGACACATCCTTTTGCACAAGAGATTGCAGACTTCCAAGCATCTTTCAGTGTTGGTAATCCAATCACGATTGATGTTGATGAGGATAACCACGACACGTTAGACCAGATTAATAAGACTAATGACGTTGATACACTGTTTGGCGATTTGTTTTTAGATGCTGGTAAATATGGCAAAGCATTGGCGCTCGTGTTCCGTGAAGACGGGGAGAAGTACGAGAAGTTTGTGCGTCTAGACCCCATCGACACGTTTATGATTTATAACACAGACGTAGATTTCAAACCAGTTATGTCTGTTAGATATGTGCCTATTATTGTCGTTGATAACACAGGTAACGCTGAACAAGTTAACCTAGAATACAATATTGAAACGTGGACGGAAGATGAACATAAGGTGTACAAGCCACAGGCATTGACTGATGATTTACTGACTAATGTACCAGAGATTGAAGCACTAACAGTCATGCCAGTCGTTGAGTTCTGGAACAACAGCTTACGATTGGGCGATTATGAGAACGTGCTGAGCTTGATTGACGCTTATGACAGTGCTCAGTCTGACACGGCTAACTATATGACAGACTTGAATGATGCAATGCTGGTTATCAAGGGCGACATCGACACACTGACAGAAGGATCAGAGTTGTTGCTTGACCCAGAAAGTCCTAACTACGATCAGCAGCTAAAAGAGCAAGTAGAAGAAAAGAAGCGCATCTTGCTTGAATTGAAGCGAGCTAGGTTGTTACTTCTTAAATCCGGTAACAATGCTGTCAACGGTCAAACCAATGTAGACGCTTCATTCATTCATAAAGAGTACGACACGGCTGGTGTTGAAGCATATAAGAACAGGCTATATAAAAACATTCACACGCTATCACGCACACCGGACGTATCAGACGAAAGCTTTGCTGGTAACGCTTCTGGTGTCGCAATGCGGTATAAGCAATTAGGAGTGATTCAACAAGCAAAGACGAAACGCAGAATGTTTGAGCGTGGATTGTCTGCACTATACGGTATTGTTGAGACGTTAGAACATGCCGTGTCTGGATTATGGGATATTGATTCAAACGACATCAAGTTCACTTTCCACGACAACTTGCCAACTGATGATGTAGAGACGATACAGGCGCTTGTATCTGCTGGAGCTACATTACCACAGGCGTACCTATATAAATTCTTACCAGAAGTTAATGACGTTGACGAAATTTTGAATATGATGGACGAACAAAGAGACAGTATGACGGAAGAAGATACGCGACTTTCTAAACGAGATGAGGTAACAGATGACGACGAACAGGGAAACGATGTACCAGTACAGCAAGGAGCAAATCAAAGCTGATAAAAGGCACGCTGCTAAGCTGAAACACATTGTCAAAGGTGTAACGGCTGCTTATCTAGTTTGGTGGGCGCTATTTCAAGATAAGAATAAGCAATATACACAAGCTAACGATTCGAACTATCCTGATTATGAATTAGTCAACGAATTGAATGAATATGCAACAGAAAACGGTATGAATACGAAGCAACCGGCTAATAATGCAGAATTATTGGAATATGCAACGCTTTTATACACTTCTGTTTTAGCTTATAAGTCGATTGATTACATTAACAAGCAGTTATTAAAGGATAAGCATTACACTGCTGAAATAGGCGCTAAGATGTATAAGCTGGTTAACAATGAATTAGCTGATAATATCATCGACACGACCTTAAAGGGAGTTAAATGGTCTGATAATATCTGGGCTAACCAATCACAGTTAAAAAACGATTTGTCTACCATCTTGCGTAAGTCATTATTGCAATCAGAAACCACTATGTCTTCTGTTGGATTGATTCGTGATAAGTATAATGTGTATCGTTACCAATCAGAGAGAATATTAAGGACAGAAGGTGCTAGAGTATCTGTTCAGCAGCAGGCAAGCGATATATCAAAAGCTGATTTAAAGAAATGTGAAAGAATTGTAAGCCCGGGGGCATGCCATATATGCACTCCTCACGATGGCGAAATATTTCCAGTAATTGAGCTAGGTAGTTCTGAACAACCATATATTTTCCATCCCAATTGCAGATGTTCCATAGCTGGAGTTAATTAAGCCTTAGGGCTTTTTTATTTTGTATAAAATGCACAGTATTGTATATACAGTCATTAATATGCTATAATTATGCAAGTGGGAGTGGTGCAAGGGTTGGAACGTTTGCACGCTCGTGCGTGATTAACTTACAAATAATAATCGGGTTGAGTCGTGGGCGTTTGCGTATGGCTTGGCGTGAATAAGGAGAACTACATAATGGCAGAAGAACCAACAGTTACTGAAACACCTGATGTAAAAAATGAATCAGAGCAAACACAAGACGACGTTCAACAACTAACAGCCAAAGAATTGCAAGCCTTGAAAGATAGCACATACGACAAAGCTCGTAATGACTTGATGGAAAAGTTTAAGCAAGACCAAGATAAGATTGTTGAAGAAGCTAAGAAGCAAGCACTTGCAGAATCAAAGATGACTGCAGATGAAAAAGCGCAAGCTGAGTGGGAAGCTAAAAACAAAGAATTGGCAGAACGTGCTGAAGCAATCAAGCAACGTGAGTTGTCCGCTGATATCACTAAGCAATTAGCAACAGCAGGGCTACCAGTTGAGCTATCGGACAAACTGTTATCATTAGGGGATGCAAAAGCAACTGATGAATTCATTTCTACCATTAAAGAAGTAATCCAAAAGCAAGCAAACGAAGAAATTACAAAGCGCACCAACGGTGGGAAGCCTAAGTCTTCTGCTTCTAATTTGGGAGATACTGACGATCCATTTGCTGCTGCAGCTAAAAAACTTGGATTCTAAAGAGGAAAAGAAATGTCTGAAACACAAATTTATTCAAAGCAATATGTTGGCGTTTTGCCAAAAATCTTTGCTAAGCGTGCAGCCTTTGCTAATGCGTTTGGTGAACTACAAGTTGCTGATGGCGTTCGTGAAAATGCTGTAGCGTTCTCATTGAAGACTATCAACATGCCTACAGTCATTGGAACATATTCGACTGATGCTAACACGGCATTCGGTACAGGAACAGCTAACTCATCACGTTTTGGTGAACGTAAAGAAGTTATTTACGCAAACACAGATGTACCTTATAACGCACCATGGGCTATTCACGAAGGAATTGACCGCTACACAGTTAACGCAGATTTGACACAGGCTGTTGCTGACCGTCTTGTTGAAAAGGCGCAAGCATTAATCGCTCGTTCAAACGTTGCCGGTGGAGCTGCATTGGTAGCTGCTGGAAAAGATATCGGTGTTGATTCATCAGATGTAGTTGCACTGTTTAACACAGCATCAAACAAGTACACTCAACTTGAAGTGACTGTACCAATCACAGCATACGTAAATGCGACTGTCTACAATGCAATTGTTGATTCAAACCTATCAACCACAGCTAAGAACTCAGCTACTAATGTTGATACCAACAATGTTGTAATGTTCAAGGGATTCAAAATTATCGAAGTTCCCGATGCCTATATGGATGGAAAGTCTGTTGTCTTCTCACCTGATCAAGTCGGACGTACATTTATCGGAATTTCAACTGCTCGTACTATTGAATCAGAAGACTTCGACGGTGTAGCATTACAGGCTGCTGGTAAAGACGGAGTATACATTCCAGAAGCAAACAAGCCAGCAATTTTGTTCGCTTCAGCGAGTATCTGATGCCGCTAAACCCAATCTTGTAAAGTCTACTGATGAATCGAATGCAACGTTAGATACACCAGTTAAAACCGCAGAATCATAGGAGTAAACAATGAGTGCAGCAGATGATTATTTAAAATTAATTGACAGTGGTACAAGCATTGCTGACAAGTTAAAGATTATTGAAACAATCACGACTGCTCGCTTGAATGTATTACTCGGAACTACTAAAGTTCCTGATAAGTTTGGATATATTGTGACAAATGTTGTTGGTGCTAGATATGCTAGAATCGGAAACGAGGGTATGACTAGTTATAGCCAAGAAGGATTGTCACAGGCGTTCTTGGAAGATGATTTCACACCGTATATGAGCGAAATCAACGCATATAAAAACGGTGATGACTTCTATAAACCAAGTCATGGGAGTGTGACGTTTATATGATATTAAACAAAGAAGCCACATTCGTAACTAAGGTTCAATCAGAAACGAGCGACAAACCATGGGAGCATGGCAAACCGACAGTAACGGAGAATAAAATTATTTATTCGGTTAACGTTACGAGCATGGATAATGATAGAATGATTCGTGATTATGGTGTGTCAGATGCAAACATACAGGTTATTCGCTCATTGACACCGTTATCAGCGTTTGATTACATCTTGATTGATGGGGTTAAATACGTTGCTAACGGTAGTCAGGCGATTGATAATAAACGTTCTATTATAGTTAAGGAGGCTGATAAATGAGTACACGAGTAACTGGTGCGCAAGAGTTTATTCAAGCCACTAACAATATGCTAACTACTGTACCTGCTAAGGCTCGTGCGGTAGTTAGGCAATATACAACGGCGACCCAGCAACAAGCACAACGTTTAGAGCCTGTTAAAACAGGAAACTTGAAGCGTAGCACAACGATTGCTTTTCAAGATACGTCTACTCGTTCTGTTGGAACGGTAACAGCAAATGCTATGAACCGTGGCTATAATTACGGTGCTAGACAAGAGTTTGACACGAAGCTTAATCACCCTAATGGCGGTCAAGCTGGGTTTATGTCTACATCATTCCAAGCACAGTCGAATGGCTTTAAGCGGGACATTCAGGGGGCTTTGAAATGATTATCACTCCTGAATCAGAAGTATATGAAGCTGTTAGCAAAGCGTTGTATGATAGTGGAGCGGTTATTAAAACAAAGTTACCAAACTTTTCAGACAAATCAGCTATTAGCATTATGCCGTTTTGTTACGTTGGAGCAACATCATTGCAAACGATTGCTGTAAAAAGCCGTTTGCGGTCTAGGGTATCAGTAGCGTTAAACTTCTATGGAAGTGAAAACCAACGCTGGACGATAGACCAACTAAAGTCACAAGCTTATGAGACTTTATTCAACTTAAACTCTACTACTAACTACAAGATGATTGTTGACCCAGATGTAACAGCTAGTACAACGGCAGAAGAATCATTAGACAACACAACCATCTGGCATGCAACGCTAGATGTAACTTATAAAATTTATTAGGAGACAAAATGGCAGACAACACAGATTATGGTGGAAAAGTAATTATCGCCAGTCGTAAACAATCAGATGCAACAACTGCAACTGGTATGAAATTTTCTTATGAGACCACTCATGAATTAAAAGCTTCACGAGATCAAAACGACACAGCAACAAAAGATGGTACAATTTTCTCGGCTGGTAATGACACATACGACCTTAGCTTTGAAATGATTTCAAGCGACGCAGATGTTCTAAAAGCACAAAAAGACGCCTTGAAGAACAATGACTTGATGGAATATTGGCGTATCTTCCTTGATCGTCGAGACGAAAATGGGAACGTTGCTATGGAGTATATGCAAGGACATGTCAGCTCATTTGATGAATCAGCAGATGCCGATGACTTTATGAGCGCTAAAGTTGAAGTTACAATCAACGGCAAGCCACAAGACGGATACGGAACGTTCTCTGCTTTGGGAAACGGCAATCAATATCAATTTACAGATTTAAACCCTAACAAGTCTGTAACAGGAGTGACTATTACAAGTACGGCAACGACTGTTAAGGTAGGTTCACAATTGACACTTTCGGCAACTGTACAACCAGATAATGCTTCTAACAAGAACCTTGTTTGGACTTCAAGCGATCCAACTGTATTAGACTTTGTAATAGGCGCAGTAGCAGGAAGCAAGTACGCAGTCGGTAAAAAGGCTGGAACAGCAACGGTAACAGTAACCACAGAAGATGGCGGAAAGAAAGCAACACAAATAATTACTGTGACTGCTGCTTAAAACGAAATAGGAGGGCATTTGAATGCTTACTAAGGAAATTAACGGAAAGAATTATAAC